CATCTGAATGCTGTAAAAGCCCGTTGGTTCGATGAACTGAGTGCCTGTGCAATAAAGGTCAATCATCTGCCAACAGATTACATCAGCATATTTACAAATATTTTTTATTACTGGCTTGATGGTAGCAAACCAAGGCTCGATGCCGGCCTTCTCGTATTCTTTGCCCACGCCGTAGGGCGGCGAAGTGACGGCTGCCTGGGCGTGACCGCCATCCATGAGCTTTGCGAAATCCGTCTCGCTGGTGGAGTCGCCGCACATTAGGCGATGCTTGCCCAAAAGCCAGATATACCCCGGCTTTGTGATCGCGCCTTCACCCTCGATGCGTTCTTTTTCCTTGTCCACATCGAAGTCGTCCTGCACCGCTTCCTTGGCGTGCCAGCGATTAAGCAGCTCGTCGATTTCCGCGACGTCAAAACCGGTGAGGGACACGTCAAACGCGCCCGCGTCAAGCTCCGCCATCAACTCCGCCAGCTTGGTTTCATCCCATTCGCCCTGAATCTTGTTGAGAGCAAGATTGAGCGCCTTTTCCCGCTCTGGGTCAAGCTCCACCACCACGCAGTCGATCTCGCTGTGACCCAAATCGAGCAGCACCTTCAAGCGCTGGTGGCCGCCCACCACGTTGCCGGTCCGGCGATTAAAGATTACAGGCTCCACATACCCGAATTCCTCGATGGAGCGGCGGAGCTTTTGATACTCCTTATCGCCGGGCTTTAAGTCCTTGCGGGGGTTGTATCGGGCGGGCTTTAATAGCTCCGCCTTGATTTTTTGTATGTTCATCTGTCGCTCCTCCTGGCGGAGAGCAGCCTCTCCATCACGTCGTCCTGCGGATTGCCGATGAAAGCCGTGGTGCAGTTTTGCTTTACGATGTCAAAAATCTCGTACCAGAGCAGATTCGCTTGTTTCTGGAATGACTGGCTCATCTGCACAAAGGGACTGGCGATCGCGCCGCCCGTGGTCGGGTGCTTGCCTAAAAGCCCGTAGGTGCTGATTGCTTCCTCACACTGGATGTAGCGCGTGAAGGCTTGCGCGTATGCTTCAATCAGCCGCGGGTTGACGAATTTCTCGCAGCCGCGCTCTTTTAGCCATCTCCATGTTTCGATGAAGAGCGCGTCCGCGCCGAGCGGTTTCCCGTCTCGCTGCCGGCTGCTTAGGTAATCGCTTGGGGAAGGGATATCTTCGCCGTACAAATCCGCCGCGCCGCCCAGCTCGACCGCTTCAAGCAGCGACTCAGAAGGTAGTATAGGGGCTTCCAAAACGCGTGCGGCCTTGCCCGCCGTGATTTTCTCCGCGAGGGGCTGCGGCTTGTCGCCGGCACGCACACGCCTGCCTCCCCTGTTTGTTCCGTCTTTTGCCACACGCCTTCACCTCCTTGCTGTGGCGGGGCTTAATCCCCCGTTTGAACCGGTATTTTTTCGCGCGTGACCCGCCGCCCGTTGCACGCCTCAAAGGTTGTAGAGATCTTGACCGCCCCCCCGGCTCAATAAAATATCTTATTTTTCTACTTGTTATCTACTTGTTCATGTGATATCATCTAGTTGAAATCAAATTTTGAGCAAGGAGGAGCAAATAATGCCAAACGCATGGTTACTTCGTCCCTCACCGCACGACCACAATCGGATGGCCGAGTTTCTAGCAGGCAGTATCATTGCCATAGGCTGGCCGGGCATCAACGATCTCTCCGGCAAGACGCGTGAGCAGATCAAAGGCATCCTTTCACAGCCGCCATACAATTATGAAAGTCTGAAGCTAGGGAACGCTTATGCAACTGTTGATATTTTTGTCAACAAGATGGACATCAATGATCTTGTCTTAGTCCCAGATGGTGACGATATCCACTTTTGCACCATTGCGAGCGACTATTACTTCGACGCACATTATGACAGCGATGCTCTTGGATATTCACACCAGAGGAAGGTCGAATGGCTCACACAAACATCAAGAAGCAACTTGCCCATGGAGCTTCGAAAGTCGTTGAAGGTGCACCGCGCTACTGCCGATCTATCTAATCACTATGACGCTATCAGGGCTTTGGCATACAGTGATGCTTTACCTCAAAGCCCCCATCAAAATGGTGAGGATTCTTTTGTTTCGGTTGATTATCCCCTGCGCCCAGACACAACCGTCACGATCGCAGTTCCTAGGGATATCACTAGGACTGAAGCGGAACGGTTGGGGGACTTCATTAAAACCCTCTACTTCCACTAAGAAAGAAGCCGGTGCTAACTTAGCATTGGCTTCTTTATCTCCAGCGGCTACCTTCTCGTGCAGTGATCTCAGAATGGCATGGTGTGCATATGGACATTAGGTTTGCAAACTCATTAGTGCCGCCTTTAGACAATGGGGTGATGTGGTGTACCTCTTCGGCTGATACGATCTTGCTACGCATCTGACAGTGCTCACACAAAGGATGGGCAGCTAAGTAGCGGTCGCGGATGCGCTTCCATGTTCTGCCGTAACGCTTCTTCACTGCTGGGTCGCGTTGGTAGCGTTCGTATCGTCTGGCTTCCTGTTTGGCATGTTCGTCGCAAAACCTACCGTCCGTCAATTTCGGACAGCTGGGATACGAACAAGGCCGCTTTGGTTTGTGTGGCATCGGCTCACCTCGTTTTAGCTACGCAAAAAGCCCCCGCATTTTACGCGAAGGCTCTGCCCAGTTATCCACAATACTATTGTAAGCTGTCTTTATGCAAAAGTCGTCCACTGTTTGTCCACTCTAAAGCCCATAGAGAAGAAGCGTCAATTGGCGCAAGGCCTCTTCTTTTCTCTTGTATACCCATGAACGCTCAATGTGCAGCTTCTCGCTGATGTTCAAAACGGCCTCTGTCTTAGTAATGTCTCGAACGAAGAATTCATGCAAGATGAAGCGGGAGGACTCATCAAGCATCCCCCAGGCTGGTTTGAACCACTCCATGTACTCCAGCGCTTGCCGATAACGTTCCTTAAGAATATCAATCTCGTCAATACACGAAGCCAAGCGATCTTCCGAGGCTTTAGGATTATACGCCTTGGGCATACGTGTTGGCAGCGAATTCTTCGGCGATGCTACCTTTGCGTAGATGGTAGCTATACTCTCATCAGTGTGTTCAATAATGAATTGCATATTGCTGTAATCCTTTAGGGCATTGATAGCAGCAGCTTTCTTATCTAAGTAATGCCACACAATGTTCACTGTACCAATCCTCCCTTCAACACAACTTTGACCGCATCGATAAGCGCGGCTTGGGTATTGTTCTTGCCCTTCAGAGCTTTCATGACCTGTTCGTCGATGGTGTCCCTAGCGGTGATGTGGTGAATTACAACCGTATCCTTTTGCCCTTGCCGCCAGAGGCGGGCGTTGGTCTGTTGGTAGAGCTCTAGGCTCCATGTAAGGCCAAACCATACCAGCGCAGAACCGCCGGACTGCAGATTTAATCCGTGCCCAGCGGAAGCTGGGTGAATAACGCCCAGTTGGATTTTTCCTTCATTCCATCGCCTGATGCTATCTGCTGAATCCAGCTTTTCCGCCGCGAACCTCTCCAATATCCGCTTCAGGTCGTGCCTGAACCAATAGGCGATTAGCACCGGCTTGCCGTTAGCCGCTTCGATGATATCTTCCAAGGCCTCTAGCTTGCGGTCATGAATTCTTGCCACACTGCCGTCTGCGCAGTAGACAGCCCCGTTAGCCATTTGAAGCAGCTTGCCGGAGAGCGCTGCGGCATTGGCGGCATCAATCTCCCTGTCCTTGAGAGACAGCACCATCTCGGCTTTCATGGTCTGGTAGTGCTGCGCTTCAGATGCAGACATCCGGACTGGAACTTCGTTTATCACGAGCTCCGGCAGTTTCAAGTAGTCGCTACCCTTCATGCTGATGGTGATGTCCGAAATCAGGCGGTAGATGGCTTCCTCTGCACCGGATTTCGGCTTGTAGCTAAAGATGACCTGGCCATTACGCTTGTCTGGGATGAAGAAGGCTTCACGGTAATTGCCAATGAAGCGCCCCAGCCGCTGCCCCATATCGAGGAGGCGAAACTCCGCCCATAAGTCGATTAACCCATTACTGGCCGGTGTGCCCGTCAGGCCCACTATCCGTTTAACAAGGGGCCGCACTTTGACCAGACTTCTGAAGCGCTTGGCTTGATGAGACTTGAAAGAAGATAGCTCATCGACTACCACCATATCGTAGTCAAAGGGAAGCCCACTTTTTGTGACTAGCCACTCCACATTTTCTCGGTTGATGAGGTAGACCTGTACTCTTTGCAACAGAGCCGCTTTCCGCTGCGACTCACTACCGATCGCAACTGTGTAGGTCAGACCGCGCAGATGGTCCCACTTCTCAATCTCCGCAGGCCAGGTATCCCGCGCCACTCTGAGAGGGGCGATGACCAGCACTTTGCGAATGAGAAAGCTGTCCAGAGTGAGGTCGAAGATGGCCGTCAGGGTAATCACCGACTTTCCAAGACCCATGTTTAACAGTATTGCAGCGATTGGATGCTGGAGGATATACTCCGTGGCATATACCTGGTATTCATGTGGCTCGTATTTCATCGAGTAGCCCTCCAATCTGTGCTTCATCGTCCAACACATACACAAGAAATCCTAGATGCCTGAGCATCCCATGCCTTATGACTTGCAGTGGGCGTGGTTTGCAGCCCATCGCCTTAACCTCAACGAAAGCAATTCTACCGCCAGGCAGAAGGACAAGGCGGTCGGGCATCCCATCGTAACCGGGCGAGACAAATTTCACGGCCAAGCCTCCCATCGCTCTAACTGCTCGGACAAATTTCTGTTCAGTCTGTTTCTCGCGCATAAAAACCCCCTTGTGCCGATGTATGTGCCCAAGCACTTCAAACCCTTACGCGCGTATACGCGCTTATACGTGCCCATTACTTCTTTATTACCTATAACTACAACATTTAAGAGAAGAATTATTGGCACAATGGGAACAGGCAAGGCAAGGAGCTTGCCATACCAGGGGCTTGCGACTGTGCCGACAGACTTTTGCATTGGCACGATGGGAACAATGGGCATGTGCCTATACCTCCTCACTGGAACGGGTGAACACGCGCTGTGGGCCATATAGCGGCAGGTTCTTTTTGCCGGTCTTGTTTCCGGTGAACTTCGCCCAGCCGCCGATCTTGCTCAGAATCCCCTCAATCTCGTAAGAATCGCCCTTCTTGAGAGCTTCGCGGTTCTTGCCAAAGCACTCGCACCAGATCTCCATAATACAGACCTGCGCTCGGCGCATAGTTCCCGTGCGGCTCTCACCGCCAAACTCGCTCCCCTCGAGAAAGTTGCGGCGGGCATACAAATCCATCTTGTCCCATCCCTCGGGCAGAAGAGTGTCTAGGTATCCGGCCACCAAACCTTCCCGGTCGTCACCCTCCATGGCGTCACGCTGCTGAGTGATGGCTTCCTCCGCAAGGCTGCCTTTAAGGAATAGTTCCTCCCCATCGTTGTAGCGCTCGATCGCTTCAGCCCATACTTGGTCAACCTCAGTCAGCTCCCAAGCCTGGTGTTTACCCTGACCTATAACCCGTACTGGCCAAAACCGGCGGTTTCCTGTGATGTCGCGCAGGAAGCCACCGTCGCTATTGGTGGTGCCGACGATGATGCAGGAGCGCGGGTGACTCTCCACAACTACACCGTAAGACTGCCGATACTTGTCATCGGTACGAGATATAAATGATTTCACCGTCTCCACGTCTACCTTCTTCATGCCCGCCAGCTCGCCAAGCTCGAGTATCCAATAGCCCTGCAGCTTCTCCGGCGCGGTCTTGTCCTTCATGTCCGAGATGGACAGAGAATCGGAGTACCAACGGCCGCCCAGCCGGGCAAAGAGCATGGATTTACCGATGCCTTGCGCGCCATTTAGCACGAGGATGGAGTCAAACTTCACCCCCGGCTGGTATATGCGGGCCACCGCTGCGGCGAGTGTCTTGCGGGTAACCGACCGTACATATGGCGTGTCTTCTGCGCCAAGATAGTCGATAAGCAGGGTATCCAAACGCTCGATACCATCCCATGACAGCTCGCTGAGGTACTCCTTAACTGGGTGGTAGAGACGCTCGACTGAAACGACTCCAAGTAGCGCATCCTTGAACTTGGTCGGTGACCAGATGCCATAGACACGCTCGAAGTACAGTTTTGCGCAGGCAAGGTCGGTATCGCTCCAGCCGGGCTTAACCTGTGGCCAAGGAAGCTCCCCGATGACGTCAATCATGTTCTTGAACTGGTTAAAGACGATGGGCTGAAGGTTAGGGTCAAAGCGCATGATGGTGGAGATATTGGTGAGTGTGTCTTTCACTGAGCCTGTCTTGTCTAACTCCAGCTGACTCTGCCAGTTATCCTCATCCGCGAAGTCTGCGGTGGCCTGTGTCTGGCGCTCTAAAGCGAGCTTGGCCTTGACCTGCTCATCTTTAACAGCAAAGTCTGACATGGCTTTGAATGACGCCTTCTCATCAAGGTCGCTGAACTTATGCAGGCGCACTAGGTCAAATGCATTGAGCAACTTACCACAGACCGGATCGGTGGCGTGGTGGCTATAGGCGAACTTTCCGTCGTAGATGACCAGACCTGCCGAGCTGTCAGCCGGGATGTAATCATAGCGGCCTGCCATTGCGGAAGGCTCGTACACGCCTGCGAGGAAGGTTTCGATTGCCGCCTCCATGGAGTAAGCCTTGCAGAATGCACCCACAACACCGCCTTTGGCAAGCGGGTCCTGTTGTTGCTTCAACCTGCGCTCCAACACCTCAGACTGGCGTTTAGATGTCGGCCACATGGCCGTGTCCCGCCAGTCTGCATATCTAGCAAGGTACACGTCGGGGTCGAGCAGCTCACCGTCCTTTTCGTGGAACAAGTATTCTCCGTCGGCAGAGGTAGAGGGCCAGTACATCAACCGCGAGGGCTCATACGTGGTGTCATCGAATAGGTCGATACCTACTTCCTTGGCCACCATACGCCCCAAGGCCGGGTACTCGTCCTCACTAACCTCACGGGCAAGCGGAATGACCAGACGCAGGCGCGGCGATTCCGGCGTGCTTTTATGGGTGGAGTAGGCGCAGCATATCCAGTCATAGAGTGCCTCTATCTGTTCCCAGATGTCGGGAGTGGCGTAGTCCATATCCAACGTAAGCATGGAACGGCCAAGGACGTACCCATTGCCCCGTTTCCCCTCCCGTAGTGCGCCACCCACAAACCCGCCGATGTCTTTGAGCTCATCCTGCTGCGCTTTGTTCATCTTGCGATATTCGGACACTGTCTCAGTGGTACGCTTCGTAGTGCGAACGGCATTCTTGAATTCTGCCCAGGAAATGTCCTTGTTCTTCCACTTCTTGTCCATGCGGCTGTTACCGACGGCTATTTTCATCACGCGCAACCTCCTTGCATCGCTCATTGAAGTACCGAACCGAAATCCCTAGGCTCTCAGCCTTGGCAATCTCTTGCGCCATCCCAGATGAAACCTTGCCGCCAAATACCCACAGAGCGTCGCATCTTGTAAGGAGAGCCAGCGCGAAGGACAACCCGAGCTCACGGCTCTCTTTATCGTCCTCGTCCAGAAATTGTGGGAAGTAGAGGTGCGGCGCGAGGGGAATGCACCCCTCACTGATCGCAAACCGGCAGTAGCCGCGAGCACGACTGGTGTTATAGTCAATATCGCCCGCAAAAAGCGAGCAAATGTAGACCAGCGATCGGCGCTCTCTTGCTTTTGCTTTTTCCTCAGATGTCACTCTCGCAAGAGCCACTGCAGCCGTGGGGTCGGGGTAACCTTTGCTGTTACGCCATTCCATGGCCGTTCTTCTTTGCGCCTAAAAAGTAGTTGATGAAATACTGCTGTCCCTTGCCTGTTACCTTTGTGGTCTTAGAAATGGTGACATGCCCGTCGGAATGGGTAATGGCTGTTTCCTTGACCCTGAACAGCCCAAGCTCCATCGCCTTCTGGGTCGGGGCATTGTAATCGGTACCCTTGCGCTTGATGAGGAAACCGTCCTGACGAAGACTTTCAAACAAGCGGTTCTGGCCGATATCTACGCCGTTGCCCTTGAGGATTTTCGCCAGCTCGCCGATGAGGATGGTCCCTTCAGAAACCGATACGGCATCAGCAAAGATTACCTTTGGTTTGTTCTTTGCTGCCTGAAGCTCTAGCTGCTCTTTCGCCTGGCGTTCCGTCTTGAGGGTGGTTAAGAGCATGATCCAGGCGTCGGGGTCATTCATTATTTCTTCCAGTTTGGTCGTTGTGATGTAAGCACCATGCTTGCGGATTTGCGGCAGCACCTCGTGGGTGACCCAGCGCTTGAACTTCTTGGCTTCGGGCTTGTCAGAGCGCAGGATAACGTTGTAAAGCCCGCTTTCACTGACAATGTTGCTTTCTCCGGACAAGCCCCCTAAGTCAAACTTAGTCACCTCGTCGGCGTCTAGCCTTGCCGCAACAATCGTGGGATTGCTGAGTCCCAAAACGTCGCACACATCTTTCAGCACTAACCAGGGCTCGCCATTCATTAGGATGGTTCTGACCTCTTGTCCCGCATAAGAGAATACCTGTAGTTCATTCATATGGTTTGTCCCCTCCGAAGGCTCAGTGTTTTTTGGCCTTCACCGTAAGCCACGGGAAAGGACCGATTCGGACGGTCAAACAAACTTCCTCAATCTTTTTTGTAAAATGGGCACATGAAGCCTTCGGCACGAAGTAGAAGCCCCTCTGCCCAAGGCGGGGTATCCACCATGTAGCGGCAGACATCATCTGGCAGCATGTCTGGGGGCGCTTCTATCACCACCTCGTCGTGGACGCTCATGACGATGGAAAGCCCCGCCGCGTCTAGCCGCCGCATAGCATGGCAGAGTAAATCGCGAGAAATGGCCTGCACGATGTTTTCCACAAACTTGGGGCCGTAGCTTTCGCTGCGTTCCCATTTTTTGCTGATGCCTACGCCCTCGTAAGTGACCGAATCGCCGCCAAAGCGGTTCTGCCCGATTTTCGGCTTAACATAGGCAAGTCGCCTGCCCGACGGCAGGACAATAAAGAGCATCCCGCTCTTACATTCAAAGCGGATGCCGTGTGTTTGCGCGGTGGTTCGCTCACTGACTGCAGTCTTTGCCGCCTTGTCTACGTCCCACCAGAGTCTCACGATTTTAGGATTGGCAGTTCTCCAAGCATTGACGAGCGGCTGGAGCTCGTGCTCGGCTAGCCCCATTTCTAGGGCACCCATGGCTTTCAGAGCCCCGACAGAGCCGCCGTAGCCAAGAGCCAGCTCCGCGATTTTACCCTTTTGCCTGAGCAGACTACCCTTGGTTATTTCCCCAATCGGGACTTGGAACATCTGGCTTGCCGATGCTTCATAAATCTTGCCGTGGGTGGCGAAGACCTCGTTGCGCCATGATTCTCCGGCCAGCCAAGCGATGACGCGAGCTTCAATGGCTGAGAAGTCGGCTACGATGAACTTAGAGCCTGGCCGGGGCACAAATGCTGTCCGTATAAGCTCGGACAGGACACCGGGGACGGAATCATAGAGCGCATCGACCATCTCGAAATTGCCGCTTTTGACGAGGCTTCGGGCCTGCGCCAAGTCTGGCAGGTGATTCTGGGGCAGGTTCTGCACTTGAATCAGCCGGCCGGCCCAGCGCCCGGTCCGGCTCGCGCCGTAGAACTGCAAAAGCCCTCTGGCCCTGCCGTCCTTGCATACAACGGCATCCATGGCCGTGTATTTCTTCACACTGCTCTTGGCGAGTGATTGCCTGAGCTCTAGCACTTGCCTGAGGCCCTCCGGGGCAGATTTAAGCATCTCCTTGACTGCTGCTTTGCCCAGAGTTTCTGTCTCCATCCCGTGCTCCGCAAGCCATACTTTCATCTGGGCAACCGAGTTGGGGTTGTCCAGCGTAGTTATTGCCATCATTTGCTTGGTTAGCTCGGCCCTCGAGCGTTCATCAAATCGAATTGCTTGTCCGACCAGAGCCAAGTCCAGTTGGATTCCCCGATCGTTGATGTGCTGATCAAGAATGTAGTTCTGCCACTCGTCCTCCGGTACGGGGAACTTATGGAGCCTCGCCTTTATCGCCATTTCGGTTTCCACGTCACGGACGTTGTAAGCCCTAAACTGCTCCCACTTGTCCGGCGCATCGGAGGGCAGGTTGCGTGTGCGGCCACCATTTGCTTTCGTGGGTTTGCAAGGGATGGAGAAATAGCGGATCAGCTCTTTCCCCTCCCTCAGCTTCTGCTTGTCCAGCCCCAGCACAGCACCTGCGCCTTCCAAAGACAGAGGAAGCCCCAGATAGGCCGCCCACACCATAGTGCATCGCCATGATTCGGGCTTAAGCCACTGGCCTAGATGTCTTGCAAGGCAGACCCGCTCAAACTGTGCGTTGAACGCCCACTTGATAACCTTCTCATCCGTTAGGGCCTTCTCTATTTCATGGGGCAGTATTTCTCCGCCAGCTAGATCGACAATATGCACATCGCCGCCGTCAACGGAGTAGCTGAGGAGCAGAATTTCAAAATTAAGTGACTCGGCGTACTTGTATACGCCGCACTTGGACAGATCTAGATCACTGTACGTTTCGATATCCACACTGAGATGCCGCATAAACCCTCCATATCTGAGCAGGGCGGCAAGTTTTCCCGCCGCCCTGCTCGTTACATATGTGCTTAGCCGAGGAAGTCATCGCCGTCGCGGTCAGATGCAAAGTCATCTGCTGCGCTGGCCTTGCCACCCAGTGGCTCACCGTCGTTGACTTTTTGGATATTACCCAGTCCGCAAGCAACCCCGCGGTTGCCATTCGAGTTAAAAGCGTAGAAGTTAACGCTCACCCTTGCGTACACGCCGGAGTAAACCTCGGAGCGACTCATAATCAGGTTTAGGGACTTGTCCACGATCTGTGGAGCCGAACTGCTGTTAGCGTTTACGAAGTAGCAGTCAGCATAGGCTTCATCGTCGGGGCGGTCAATGTCGCCGTCACGGAGCGGGAGTTTCAAAGCGGACTTGCTCGGCACCTTGCCGCCGAACTTGCCCTTACCTTCCTCAATGGCGGCATCCACGGCGGCGTTGATGGCCGTGATAGTCTTAGCGTCGCTCTTAGGGATGATAAGGCTGACGCTGTACTTGGGAGTTCCGCCATTGATGCTCTTAGGTTCGTGTACATTGGCATAGCTGAGCCGGACGATGCCAGTGATCACCTTCGTGGGATTCTTGCCGGGGTTCGGGTTAATACGGTTTGCAGTGTTTGACATAGTTACATTTCCTCCTTAAATTCGTGTATCGCTAATGCGTTGATTGCTGGGCGCTTGTCCGAAAGCGGAACCAGCGTTGGCTTGCCAGGCGGTTTTTCAATAAGACCGCCAAGGATAACCTGAAACTTGTCTTTACCCATAAGCCGCTCCATCTCGGTGAGGGTGATAAGGCTCTGGCGGAAAATGTCACGATAGCCTGCGTCTTTTGCGGCTTCGGCGACAGCATTCTCATTGGCATATCTGCGGTTGGAGCGCCCCTCCACCAGCTTGAAACCTCGCCACTCCTTGCCGTGGCTAACTGCCGCCTCTAGGGCATACGCCTTGATGTCGCTGGCCCAGGATGTCAGGTCGTCCAGCTTGATGAGGATTGCTTCAATGTCTCCGTTGGAGAGCAGCGGTGGCAGTGCAAATTCAAACCGGGCAAGGTTAAGGTGTTCCTCCGCCCGTGCTCGGCACTTGACCGCAGCACGGCAGAACTGGCACCACTCACCGCAACGGTATTCGCCACCGCCTTCGAAAGCTAGCCTTGCCATTGGTTTAAGGACCTCGTCGGCCCACTGATGGAGGGATTCCTTGAACACCGTGTAGGTGCTGATGTTTTCACGCCGCGGCTGAAAAATAGTCATGGATACAGTGCTAATGTCATAGATGCCGTCGAATAGTTCCAGTGCGCCGAGGGCGTAGAGCTTCATCTGCGGATTATCCTCTGCGCTGACTAAAATGCCCTGACCGTACTTGAAATCCACGATATGAAGTGTCCCGTCACTGATGATCACGCTGTCTCCCGTACCAAAGCCCTCCGGCACGAAGCGCGAAAAGCCCAATCGCTGCTCAATAAGCACAACCGGATCCGCGCACTCCTGCTTTGCTTGCGCGACAAGATCCTGGATGAATCCCGCATAATCATCTGTGTAAGCATCCATCTCGTCGCAGTCGTACTTGGAGATAGGCTTCTTGGAGCGCATCTTTAGGGACCGACGAAGTTTGTGCTCAGCAAGTGCATGAGCGGCTGTGCCTTCCGCTGCTGCTTCACCACTACTGTCTACAAACTCACGCTCCAGCCGTGCTGATGGTGGGCAGTTCATCCAGCGATGGGCACCGGAAGCGGAGAGTAAGGCATGCTTATTCATTTCAACCCCTCCGCATCGGCCAACAACGCCGCATAGTTCGCCGGGTCAATCTGGCTGAGTTTTGGTGCACCATGCTTTTCCAATAGTGTTCTTACATGTGCCGTGAGTCCTAGCTGGCTCTTTTCGGCCAGTTTGGTCCGAACTTGCTCCAGCGTGACCGCCTTTACCGCAGGCTTTGTTTCCATTGCTGCGATGGGGGTTTCAGGCTGGGCGGCGGCAGGTTCGTTACCCGCCATCGCCTCTGCAGCTGCTTGAATGCTGTCGGCCAGTGAACGCAGATTGTCCACCACATCAAGTAACAACTTAATTTTGCTCATCATTTTCACCTCCCTCCTCAACGATGGACAGCGTCCTTACGCTGTCGCCGGGGACGATGACCATCAGCCTACGCTTATCTCCCAGAAGGAAGCGAACCAGTCGCTCCCGTATGGTGATATGCCTACAGCCTACAATTCCCCCGCCCGGCGGTTCTTTTGAAACACTGATTTTGAGCGTGTGCTTCATTTAAGCCACCTTGTCTCTCTGAAGGCTGGTTTTGTGTGCCTTCGCTATATGCCGCCTGCGGAGGGCGAATCGGACGGTCTACAGGAGAAATCTTTTAAGTTTGGCTTTAGCACGGTTCACGGCATGCCGGATGGCCGATTCATCTTTCCCCTCAAGGGCGGCGAGATCCGTATATGACCAACCTTCAATACAGCACTTTTTGATGAGGTACTGTTGGCGGTCCGTCAGCTGCGACATGGCGAGGCTGACTGCTTCGGACCTCATGAGGTCAGCAAGCAAGTCAGTGCCGTTATCAAAGAACCGTTTATCCTCATAAACAAAGGAATCCAGTGGAGTGTGGCGACGGGTGTTTCTGCGATTGCTTTTTTTCTCTGCTTTAGTTGACTCTTGGTAGACTGTGCCCATTTCGGTGCTGACATCTACCACAAGGTCAGTGTGAAAGTCGCTGGCTATCTCCAGTTCGATGGTATCTCCTTGGGCATTCGTGAATTTGATTTTCATAGATCGGCTCCTTCGGCTTCAAATTTGACTTTGAAATCCGCAGGAGCCGCTTTCCATCCGCGACGAAAGAAAAACGACAGGGCGATACCCTATAACGGGTATCCGCACTGTCGTCTTGCGCTCTCGCGGATTTCTCATATTAACTTGTTTGGGTTTTTAGGCTTTTGCAGTGATTCGTTCGTGGGTGATCAGAAGCGATCCATCCGGTTTGGCGCTGATCCTAGTTACGCAGTCCTTTCTAACTATTTCTGCAAATTTGATGTCATTGCTAATGTCGCAGACCCGTTTGTCATCAAGATTTCTGACTTCTGTCAAGGCTTTTCCTCCGTTCTTTTTCGTTTGGTTGAATATCGACTATTGCGATATAGCGTAGTTTTATATGTATTTACACCGAGCTTCAGTTAAGTGGGTTTATTTATTTTCAAATATGTGTTAACGTTATTCATGAGTTTTTGCATTTATCTGGTGGCGCAGAACACAGTCATCGCTTGAAAAAGCAGAAGAAATCGCTGTCGCTCGATATCACCGCCGCAGCAAAATCGTGTAACCCACAAGAAAATGATACCTGTATGAGACCTATAAGTACTCCCTCGCAGTTTGGCCTGTTTTTGACCTAATTTTGACCTTGTAATGGGAAGGATGTTGCTTATATGGGGAAATTGTGTTTTGGGACATATGCAAGACTCCTTCAAAATGCCCTCATAAAAGGCCACAATAAACATGTGACGGGTTTATTGCTGGGGTTGATCACAGACAACGAGGATGTCAGAAATCAGCACGGGGAGCCGTTTGACGTTACTGACAAACATGCCAGCGATCTTCTCAACTGCAAGGTCAGTGCGCGCAAAAAAATAAGGGATGCCTCTGGCACCCCGAAAATTGTAAGCGCTGCTCATGATTACTTTAGCGATGTTGTCATCCCTGAAATAATGCCTGATTTACTTGCTGATTTGATTGCTAACTTGAGATGGCTTATTTTGTCCGATGATGAAATACCTAAGAGCAAACAAGCGGACTTCCTTGCCTTAGAGGAAGGGGGTTATCCCGCTGAGTTTCTGGCCAGAGTGTTTTTATATGCTATCAAGAAACCGAATACACCATCCGCAGATATTATGGTCACGGAAGCAAATGGAAAATCATGCCCGCCCTTGCCTACACACCCGAAAGAGATTCCAGAATCAGAACTTTATTTACTTCTGGAAGCGAATAGCGTTTGCCCCTCTTGCGGGAAGCCTCTTGTTAACCATAAGAACAGCCATAGCCTCCCCGGATACGCAATCACGCCTATTATCCCGCTTCGTCCTACTGATGATGAGAGAGCTGAACTAGGTGATTTGATTAACGATGCTAATGACCTAGAGACAGACAACAATAAAATTGCACTCTGCCTTCAATGTGCAAATCAATACAAGCTACACACAAGCCAACAGGAGTGCACGCAGTTACTGGATATCAAAGGTAAGTTGCGACGAAATTTCGATGCAACTGTATTGCTGGATAAAATGTATCTGGATGAACAGATAGAAGCGGTATTACGGCAGATACCAATTGAGTCGGAAGAACTACTATCGGATACCCTTGAATATAGCGCTCTGCGGGTAAAAGAGAAAATTTACAGCAATGTGCCGCTAATCATAAAAACTCAAAGCTACGTGGTTCAGTATTACAAATTTATCAAATCTCTATTCTCGCAAATGGAGCACGAAAGAATATTGAACTTTGAGGACGTGGCGAATGATGTCCAGCGCAGTTACAGAAAGCTTGCCTCAAGCGGGCTGATGCAGGAAGAAATATTCACACAATTAGTGTTGTGGTTCAAAAAGAAAGGGAAAGTGCAAAGCTCGCTTGCCTGCGAAATAATCGTGGCTTTCTTTGTGCAGAATTGTGAGGTATTCCATGCGCCTACCCAATAAGGTGAATAGTTTCAACGAAAGCGTTATCTCCAGATTTCCAGCTGTGTTGAGTGCTTTGGAACAAGGTGATAGATCACCCTCAGCACTCTATACCTCAGTTAGCAAAGTAATCGCCGACATAAACGAGTTTATAGATATACTGGACTGCCTTTACGCTTTAGGGAAATTAGAATTCAACGCGGAAACGAGGTCGCTATATTATGTTGCTGGAAATAAGGTGCGATAAATTCATGAGCTGCGGCGAACGACGCCCTCCTATTGCATTCCACACTGGTCTCAACACCGTGCTTGGTAGTGAAACGGGTAGCAACTCCATTGGGAAATCGACCTTGCTTATGATTTTGGATTTCGTTTTTGGCGGAGATGACTATGTGTTAAAATCTACTGACGTTCAGGCCCAAGTTGGACCGCATAGCATCCAGTTCGCCTTTGAGTTCAATGGGAATAAACATTTCTTCTCTCGCGAAACTATTAACCACACTCGCGTCATCCTTTGTGATACGGAGTACAATCCCATATCGGAAACGTCACGAGAGGAATTCCGAACGTTCCTGTCTGAGCAATATGGGATTAAGCTTCCGCTGATCACCTTCCGAGATATAGTTGGTCGTTATTTTCGCATCTACGGGAGAGAAAATTTAGATGAAAAACGTCCGCTACACACAGCAAAAGGCGAACCCCCCAAGAAGGCTATTAAAGCATTGATGATGCTTTTAAATAAGTACGCTGCAGTGCATGACCTAGAACAAGCGGTTGATGAAAGCAAAAACGAGAAGGATGCCTATAAGAAAGCACAAGATTTCCATTTTATCCCTAAAATCGGCAAGCGGCAATTTGCCGCTAATGAGAAGAGGATTGAGGAATTACAGGCTGAGCTTGCACAGCTGCATGAAAGCAGTGGGAATGAACTAATGGGACTTGATTCCCAACAAGTCGAGTATATTTCGGAATTACGACGAAAACTCACTTCGGTAAAGCGCCAGAAAAGCCGTCTAAACTCTCAGCTAACAGTTATCGAAAGTGATATGTCAGCAGACAGTATCGACACTCCAAGACGGCAGAGCAACTTCCAGGCCTTGTTGCGTTTTTTCCCTGATGCGAACCTCAAGAAAATCGAAGACATCGAGCAATTCCATCACCAATTGGTTGGTGTTTTAATTGCAGAGTATGAGGAAGCAAGGCGGCGCTATCTTTCCCTTATTGAGCTTGCAACCAATGAAGTCAACGTGCTGGAAAACGAAATCAAAGCCTCTGGTCTTACTCCAAAAGTATCTCGTACTCTTTTGGAAGAGTACGCCTTTAAGAGCGGGCAAATAAAGGCCTTCGAAAAAGAAAACGTGACATACAGCAAGATGGAAGAATTAAAGATCGCTACTAAAAACATGGAAGAACGCCTTATCGCCTTGCAAGAAGAACAAATTGGCTTTTTGCAGAGTGCCATCAACGTTCAGATGGATGAGATTAACGACACTGTTTATCAAGGTGTGTTTGGCAAAATAGAAGTGCGGAGAATGGCAGTTAAAAATGCATAAGGGATTTGGCTAAAAAGAAGGAGCCACCCGTTAGCGTTCTGAACAATACCCTCTTGAGAGTGCGAAACTCAGGAGGT